CGTTATCGGTTACACTGGTTCAGCCGGCCCGTCAAATGTGCTTAATGCAACTGCGGCAAGCACTAGCTCTGTTCAGTATTTTGTCGGTGTACCTGCAACTGGATCGAATCAGACCCCTAACGCATCAACTACAGTTCCGGTTGTATTCCAGCCGTCGACTGGTAAAGTCGGAATCGGCACAAATGCCCCAGTAGCTAAGTTAGATGTTAACGGGTCATCTGCAAGTAATATTGTTGCTGTTGCGGCCTCAGATATCGATTGCTCTCTAGGTAATTATTTTACAAAAACTATTAACGGGGCAACAACTTTTACCTTTAGTAACGTTCCGGCTTCTCGTGCATTTTCCTTTGTGTTAGCAGTTACTCACACATCGGGCGCTATTACCTGGCCTGCATCGGTGTCGTGGCCAAACAGCACGGCTCCGACATTAACTACCGGAAAGACTCACTTGTTTGTTTTTGTAACTAGTGACGGCGGATCTACCTGGCGTGGCAATTCGAGCGTTAACTACTAATAGAGGATAGGAGAAAAATATGTACGCAAAAATTATTAATAATGAAGTTGTAAAATTTCCTTACTTTATTCAAGAGTTAAAGACAGAAAATCCTTATACATCATTTGCAGACAATCTTGAAGTTGACTTCGATACTCTTGCGGAATTTAATGTATATAGAGTGTTCGAAACTGCACACCCTGAGTTTAACTCATTAACTGAAAAAGTTGTAAAAGGTGCGATTGTTTTAGTCAATGATCGTTGGGAAGAAAGCTGGGATGTAGTTGCACTAACAGATAATGAAATTGCTGTTTTAACAAATGCCAAAGCGGCCGAAGTTAGAGCAGAAAGAAATCGATTATTAGTTGAGTGCGACTGGACACAGTATAAGGATATCTCTGATGAAGTATCTGCACTGTGGGCACCATATAGACAGCAACTTAGAGACATTACTTTACAAGACGGATTTCCGTTTAACGTAGAATTTCCAGTAAAGCCTGCTTAAAAAGTAAAAATATGCTAGGGGATAATAACCCCTAGCATAATTAAATTAATAAAGGAAAAATAAATGGATGATTTATGTAAAGCAATGTTGCTATCTATAGGAGCAACACCGACTGAACCTGGCAGATCTTGGACTGTAAGAATACCAGGACAAACACTAAATTATACCCCTGCCTACTCACCTGAACTGGGTCTTTTTGTAGCAGTCGGGTTCAGCGGAACAATTCTAACCAGTCCAGACGGTATTACTTGGACTACAAGAACCAGCGGAACCACTTACGGCCTAAACGGAGTCACTTGGTCAGGAACTCAGTTTGTAGCAGTCGGGTTCAGCGGAACAATTCTAACTAGTCTAGATGGTATTACCTGGACTTCAAGAACTAGTGGAACATCTAATCAATTAAACAGAGTTATTTGGTCAGGAACTCAGTTTGTAGCGGTTGGGCTGTCGGGGAGAATTGCAATCAGTTCCGATGGCATTACCTGGACAGAACGATACACGGGAACCACTTACGGCCTAAACGGAGTCACTTGGTCAGGAACTCAGTTTGTAGCAGTCGGTGCAAGCGGAACTATTCTAACCAGTCCAGATGGTATTACTTGGACTCAAGTAACTAGTAATACCACTTACGGCCTAAACGGAGTCATTTGGTCAGGAACTCAGTTTGTAGCAGTCGGGTTCGGCGGAACAATTCTAACCAGCCCAGACGGTATTACCTGGACTTCAAGAACTAGTGGAACAACTTATCAATTAAACGGAGTTATTTGGTCAGGAACTCAGTTTGTAGCGGTTGGGCTGTCGGGGAGAATTGTAACCAGCCCAGACGGTATTACCTGGACTTCAAGAACTAGTGGAACCACTAACGGCCTATACGGAGTTACTTGGTCAGGAACTCAGTTTGTAGCAGTCGGTGCAAGCGGAACTATTCTAACCAGTCCAGATGGTATTACTTGGACTACAAGAATCCCAGGTCAAACATTAAACTATACTCCTGTTTATGCATCTGAGTTAGGTATTTTTGTAGCAGTCGGGTTCGGCGGAACAATTCTAACCAGCCCAAACGGTATTACTTGGACTTCAAGAACTAGTGGAACATCTAATCAATTAAACGGAGTTATTTGGTCAGGAACTCAGTTTGTAGCAGTTGGAATAAGCGGAACTATTCTAACTAGTTCCAATGGAATCACTTGGACTTCAAGAACTAGTGGAACATCTAATCAATTAAACAGAGTTATTTGGTCAGGAACTCAGTTTGTTGCAGTCGGTGCAAGTGGAACAATTCTAACCAGTCCCGACGGGGTTACCTGGACTACAAGAACCAGTGGAACTGCTAATGCGTTAAACGGAGTTATTTGGTCAGGAACTCAGTTTGTTGCAGTCGGAGGAAACTATGGAGCAATTGTAACCAGTCCTGACGGGGTTACATGGACTACGGTATTTTTAGGACAGACTGTCCGAGCAATGGCGTATTCTCAAGAATTGAATATTTTTATCGGCGTTGGCCAAGATGGACTGATTGTAACCAGCTCTGATGGGGTTACCTGGACCACACGCATTAGTGGAATTACCGACGATTTAGAAAGCGTTGTTTGGACCGGGACTCAGTTTGTAGCTGTCGGAGGATATAAAGCAGTGCTAACTAGCCCAAACGGCATTACATGGACTTCAAGAGCGACTAGAGCTTCAGGGGGGTGGTACGGAGTTACTTGGTCAGGAACCCAGTTTGTAACAGTCGGTGCAAGTGGAGCAATTCAAACCAGTCCCGACGGGGTTACCTGGACTGCTAGAACTAGCGGATCTACTCAGACACTAAACGGAGTCACCTGGTTAGGAACTCAGTTTGTAGCAGTCGGGAATGCCGGAACTATTGTAACCAGCCCAAACGGTATTACTTGGACTGCAAGAACCAGTGGAACCATTAACAGCCTAAACGGAGTCACCAGGTCGGGAACTCAGTTTGTTGCAGTCGGAGCAAATGGAACTATTCTAACCAGTCCTGACGGGGTTACATGGACTGCTAGAACTAGCGGATCTACTCAGACACTAAACAAAGTAATTTGGGATAACACGCAGTTTCTAGCTATAGGATATAATGGAGCAATTGTAACCAGTCCCGACGGTGTTACCTGGACAACAAGAACTAGCGGAACAACGAAGAGCTTGTTCGGAGTTGTATGGTCAGGAACTCGGTATCTTGTAAGCGGCGACGGCGGAATGATCTTAACCAGTGTAAATAGTATCTCGTGGTCTATTCAGAAATCAAGCACCTCGTGGTATTTGCCGGGAATTACTTGGTCCGGGACTCAGATTGTTGTAGTTGGCAACGTCGGATTAATCGCAACTAGCCCAGATGGTATTATTTGGACTCAAGTAACTAGTAATACTACTCAGAACTTAAACGGAGTTACTTGGTCAGGAACTCAGTTTGTAGCAGTTGGTGCAAGTGGAACTATTCTAACTAGCCCTGACGGAATTACCTGGACTACAAGAACCAGCGGAACTACTAACGCCTTAAATGGAGTCGCTTGGTCAGGAACTCAGTTTGTAGCAGTTGGTGCAAGTGGAACAATTCTAACTAGTCCATAACATTAAAAATAATAAACCCCGGAATTTCCGGGGTTTATTTTATAATAATTCAATTAGCAGTTCTAATTTTGATCGAATTATTCGATTACTTAAAATTGACTTCAATCCTCGATGCAACGGTTTCGGCCACTCGCTATAACTGCACCACGCATACCCGCTATGTTCCGTGTTTAGAGATGGAATAAACTCTTTCTCGACAATGATAACATATGTATTATATTGAAATTTTTCGTCTTCGCTACTGAATAAAGAAAGCGGCACCGTTTTTTTAATAGCAGGACTCTTACCAACTTCTTCAGCAATTTCTCGCTTTAATGTATCGTACGGAGTAATATCGTAAGGTTCTTTCTTACCACCAACACCACCCCAGGTTCCTGCTGTTTTTCCTTGCGTTCTTAATAAGAATAAAAATCTCTTGGTATCTTTTGCAAAAAATAATCCCCCAGAACACACTATTTCGTTCATAGCACTAATCTCCAGTCTGCTTTATCGTATACTCCTTCAAACGACTTTACCCAACTTTCGCCGTCCCATTTGTATTGTATACCTGTATAAGTGTTAGTTATATAGGTTACATCGGTAATAGATGAAGAATTGAAAATTACATTCCAGTTATTTCCGTCCCATTGAATGATATCATTAGCGTGAGCATAAAAATCACCCGATGCACCTTTCCAGGCATCTGCACCGTCAAGCGGAATCCACCCATTAACAGACGAAACGTTAATGTCCTCAAGAATTAGATATCGTCTGTCAACCCCTTGGCCTTGAACAGAATGCGGATTAAAAGTTCTTGGGTTAATTATTGCATCAATTGTGCCACGTGAAATTCCGGATGCGGTAATAATAGTATTTGCAGGAGCGGTGTCAGGGTCAACAGTTAGCGTCATTAGGCACTCGTTGTCAGGATGCAGTCTCATTGTCGCAACAATCTCATTTCCGTCGGGCTTTTTTAATCGAAGTTGACTTAGACCGGCAGTAAATTTTCCAGGATATAAATCTAATAAATTTAACCACGACGGTCTATACGGAACTTCGTTAACATCGACCCAACCTTCGCTAACATTTTGTGCACCTTCTGGCACTAATACAGCGGTGTTATTTAAAACGAGCAAATCATAATTTAGTGGGGTAACAGTTACACGAGCGTCAACTGGCATTTCTCTGAAAATATCCCCTCCAAATGCCGCAGCATCAAATTCTCCGCTGTCAACAGATCCAGGTGGAGCGGCAAAGATGTTGTTAATGATTTTTGTAACAATACCGAGCTTTTTAATTTTTGCCGGAGGTGAGATCCAAATAGGTGCTGTAAATTGTAGAGTAGCAATGCTTAGATCGTTTGATATACCTTGAGGAACTGTTCTAGACTCAAACACACAACCGTCGGTAAGCTCCAGAACACTTAAACTTGTCCAGTCAATGTAGTTGTCGTTTGACTGAATTTCCATACTTGGGTTAAACAGTACCGTAATTTGCTCCCATAGTTGCAACTTTTGATCCATGCTTGTAGTCCAAATGTCTGCGTTAAACGTAACATTGTATGGAGTAGGCATAATACGCTCAACGGTGTAGTTTGCACCTTGGTAATTTAAGTATTCTTGATTTTCAGAATCATATGCTCGTTCTCTAATACTCATTTTGCTAACAAAGGTCGGATCTTGCACGCGACTTCTATCAAACTTTAGGTCTTTGATATAGCAAGCAATAAATGGTGCACTCTGCATGATATTTTCAGAGTTTTTGTTAACAATGCTTGCCACCTGACGGTTCATATCTCCGTATCGAACTGGCACTCTAACTAACTGCCCTTTTGCGTCTTGGTAACAAAAGTTGCTCATTAATCTCATAAATTGAGTTAGAAATCTTTTGATCTGCGCATCATAAAAAAATTGCATGTTATTGTCCTTGATTATCAGCAGTTGGTTTTAATTTGCGGTTTAGTGCTTTGCTTAACGACTGGCGTTCAGGAACAACTTCTCCGGCAATAGTAGCAGTGCTGTTGTTATTAATAAACCCGGTTTTAAGCGTCTGGCGACTGTGGTCCTTGTCTGCAGGCATACCGTCTTTAGGTAAATTGGTCATTGTCATGCGAACATTGTCTTCAAACTTGAGCCAGTGATCGCCGTTCCATCTAAACAGTCGATTTGGATAAAAGTCAGTTCGCAAATGAAACTGCCCGCGAACAATTGGTGTTGGAAATTCATTACCAAAGGTGTATAAATTTCCGTTAGGAGGAATACCGTCACCTCTCAAGTAACCAACATAAAGATCGCGATCTGGTGAGTGAAGAATGATGCTTGCATCGTATAATGCCATGTCTGCATCAACTGTAACCTCGGTGTCGCTGGCGTCTCCGACATCAACGATTCCAGATTCGCGAGTAGGAATAACATAATATCGAGTAGTATCGTACCCGCTTTTTGGTGCGTCGAGCTCCGCTTGTGCAATAATTGCATCGTTAATTTCAATGCTTTGATTGTACGCACTCATAATATCGCGAAGAGTTTTGTCACCTTCGCCTGCTTGTGCGTCAAGAATTTCTTTAAATTCCTGACTGTCAACTAGCGGTTGACACTTTGCTCTAAGTAAGTGCGGATACCAAGT